ATATGGGTTAAGAGCTGTTTTCTAAAGCTGCGAACGAAGTGAGCCCTAACAAAAAAAAGGTAAGACTCTGTGCACTAGAGCCTTACCCACCACACCTTTGCAGTCAGTGTGATTACCATTTCTTGTTCCTAGATGGTTATCTCTGAGGCTTAATCTTACGGTTCCGCTTTCCGCCTGCTTGTACTTCACAGGATAAATAGTAAGATATACGAATATATCAAAATGGGTCATGAGCTGTTATTAAAAGCTGCGAAGCCTTTATATACTATATATAGACAATCCTAACACTACCCTTGATTATCAGGCAGTTACAAATTGTTGGTCTCATTTCTCTATATATAGTAGTAGAGACAAAACAAAAGCTCTCAATTAAGAGAGCTCAAGTTGAATCCATTAGCAATACTGAAGTCCATTGGCTTTGGGAATCTTATTCTTCTAAACCCAACAGGCTTACCATTAAGAAACTTAAAGCCTTTCCATCTACCTGACTGAAAATCAACCTGTTTCACTTGTATAAGAGTATCCTCATCAAGACTATTAAGGTCATTTTCACCAAAGATGTGGACTATTAAATCCTCTCCAGATGTAGTGCGGACAAGGCATTTAGCAAATGGTGTGTCGTTTAGGGCTAACTGAACATTAGATACAAACCCTACAAAATGTGCATATAACATATAATAAGTTTTAAAATTCAAGAGAAGTTATGAGCTGTTTTACTAAAAATGCTCATTTTATAACTGCTTGATTATCAGGCAGTGAGTCTACTTGCTCCACAGGCTGGAGACAAAAGTAAAAAGGGGATATTACTCCCCTTGTACATAGTAAGCATCAGGTGCTTGAGCATATATTTCTTCAAGCTCATTAATTATTCTAATAAGCTCTTCAGTGCTAATATTATTTTTATAATCAACACTATACTCCATATGACTTACTTCTTCATATTTTGTATCATCACTTATTAAAGCATTAATGCCATGGATAGCATTTAAAAGTTTTTCTTTTGTTTGGTTTAAAGTAAATTTCATAATATATAGTTTAATTCAAAAATTGTTATGAGCTGTTAAAAATATAAGGGAGTTAGACTCCCCTATATTGTGTGCTCAATCTGACATATGCTGTATCAAGCTTGTCACTGTCCACTTGGTCTTTGACATACTTAACTGCACTCAAGACAGCTGTGAGTTCTTCCCAAGTGAGTCTTACACCTATAAGTTCTTCTTTTTCCCACAATGTCTTGTATAGCTCTGTATTTGCTATTTCTTGTTGCAGAGAGTTTCTTATATCCATATAGGCCCATAGTCTACCAATATCAGATGCATCTAATGAGTTCTTCTCACCTTCTAAATTAAGACACTTAATGCTGTCACTAAGTATATCAACTACTCTTAATAATGTGTTTGTATCCATAATGTATAGTTTTAAATCAAGATGAGTTATGAGCTGTTAGAAAAAATAAAAGAGGACCTTAATAGTCCTCTTCTAGAATTAAACCTACCACATTGTCTCTCTTTGCTTGAGAGATAATGTCTTCTATGGCCTCATTAGTCCATCCACGTAATAGTGTAATGGCTCTTTCACTGAGACCTTCTCCAAACTTTAGGATCATGAGTCCGTCAAGTTCATCAATAAGGTTTTGTTTTCTGCTATTAGTAGCAGAGCTGATAAAATAAATTGCAAGCATGTGGCATAAATTAATTGGTTCAAGAAAGGTTATGAGCTGTTTAAAAAAACAGACTTAACGTATCTGTTGTGAGGAACTCCCCCTTCCGTCAGAAGGTTTGGCAACGGTTAGCTTAAAGACACTAACAAACGGTGTTATTAAAGACATATCTTCCCCAAGCTCTCTGAGCTCAGCCATTGGTTGTATTACAACCACCCACCCAACCGAGAAGATATGTCAAAATAGTTTATGAGCTGTTATATATAGAGAAAGATAACCCATTACAGGTTATCTCTATCTAATACAGCTGGAATGCTATCCATAGGACACTCCATTAGATGCCCATCAATGCTCTCTATTACTACAGAGTTAGGTCTTAACTCTAAGTAATATTCTGTTTTGACATGTTCTGCCTTGGCTCTAATAGAACCCATGACATATCCTGTAAAGACGCCAAGGGCAAATATCAGGACAACTAATAATGAAAGTTTCTTTTCTTGATTCATAATTGATAGATTAAATATTCAATAAAGGTGATGAGCTGTTAGAGAAAATGAGAAGCCCTAGAAGGGCAACTCATCTCCATCATGCTGTAGCACATCAGTCACGTGGGCCTTATGCATACAATCTTCACACATTGTATGAAAGTATACAGCACCTTGCCGTTGAGCAACTTGGATACCATCTTCATAGATAGGTATCAATTCAAAATCATAGGCAACTGGTTGACCGCAGCTGCAGTCTGGATGCAAAACTTTTTCCATGGTAAATGTTTTAGGTAAATAATTCCAAATAGGTGGTGAGCTGTTCAGAACACAGGGGGTACCCCCGCGCGGGCAGAGGGGTGGGGGGTCTGTTGCATATGGGCCCCAACATCCTCTTACATAGTATAAATTCCCTCCCGTAGTTGTTTATTCCCTCCAGAGTTCCTACCTTTACCTTGCTACAGATGAAACAGATTGCCCGGGGGGTTCTTTTTTCATTCGTTTACCCCTGGGCTATTTGTATAGCAGTAACCAACACATTATGGCATATATAGAACATAATTTTTTTCCGCTGAAAGTATTTGTTAGGAATGAGTACATGTACCAGCATAAGAAGGGACACGGAGAATTCACCCCGGGGGTTATTGTGTCAGTAAGATGCATGCCAGGACAAGCTGCGTTATTTCAAGTACTCTTAGAGAATGGCGTACTTAGAGATAAGTTACCAAGCCATGCTTTACTTACTGAACCAGAGACTCCGGATCCAGATCTACCTTTTCACTTCTTACAGATATGGAATTGTTTCTCTTATAACTTTACTTTACTACACTTGTCTTACGTATATGATACCAGAGTAGAAGTATACATGAAGGATCACAAGTTCTACCCGGGTAGTTACTATGCTACCATTAACTGGGGAGCTAGTGACCCCAATACAGATCTATCATTAGCAGAAGATCCACTAGAGCATAAAAGCCATCATATCATTTTACTTGATAACGGACAGATTGCTCTGCAACCTAATAACCGGATCAAGTGGTCTGAGCCAAGCTTTGTTACTAAACCATTCCCAGAGAGACCTGACTATCTAGTCAATACAGATTATTATAATTGTGAAGGATTTGATAAGTGGCACACAGAAGATTCAGATAGGATGTTTTATGATAATGAATAATTTTGTATATTAATAGTATGAAGAAAATAGACATGGGTAAGTTTGTTCTATTAGTAGGCAAAGATGCAACTGAGATCTTTGACTATTATAATGTAGATCAGATGCACGGGTTAAACCGTAAAGATGCTCAAGCTGAAGAAGTTGATAAGACTAAAGGCAATGGTGTCTATATATATGGGTGGACCAACTATGATCCTCGGGACAAGAAGTTAAAAGCCAAAGCACCCTACAAACCATTTCTATTTCTAAATAAGAAACACTTTAAAGGAGACTTTACTGATATAACACTAGTAAATCATGAGGCTATGCATGTAGCAATACTCTTGAATAACTGGAAGATTATGAATAAAGAAGAAGATGCAATTAGTCAAGCAGAAGAGTATACTAACAAAATAGTTAGACTTCTTAAGTTAGACAAGTTTACAAATTAGTATATTAGTATTATAAATTTATAACAATGGCAAAGATTAAAGAAGGTACTACAAAGTTGGCTAAGGTAAGAGTGTCCAGGCCAGGTGTTCATGCTAAAGCAAAGACTAGCAAGTTGAAGAAAAGCAAGAACTACAAAAAAGCTTACCGTTCACAGGGTAGATAAATATTATTATATTTGCAGGTGTTCATAATTAATTGTTTAAGAAGTTAAACTATAGAAAAGCTCAGATCAAAAGTCTGGGCTTTTTTATTTAGAAAAGTTTTTTATATTTGTTTCATGGTACAGAAGTTCAAGAAGAAACCTGTTGTTATTGAAGCAGTTCAGTGGACTGGTAAAAACCAATATGAGGTAATGAACTTTTGTAAGACCTGTTACTTAACCAGTAGTGGAACAGTAAAGGATCTATACATTGATACCTTAGAGGGTGATATGTTAGCCAACGTTGGTGATTATATTATTAAAGGAGTAGCCGGAGAGTTTTATGCATGCAAGCCAGACATCTTTGCTCTTACATATGAGAATGCATGACCCAACACCAGTTGGACATATGGCAGAAGTTGACAGCTGAGTCAGAAACCAACCTTGAAGCAAGGATTAAATTTGATAAATATATGGAAGAACAAGAACCAGTGGTTACCATCAGAGAAGTAAGAGTACCCACATTCGGAGAACAATTAGTTGGATTAGATTTCAATCCAAGTGAAGATGAGGATGTACAAAAAGTAAAAGAATTAGCAGCAGAGATTGCTGAGATTCTTAAACGTAGATACTCTAGTGATACAAGAACTCCAGTAAAAAGTTTGTTATTTGATCATGCAGTAGGTGAGATACTGAATGCACAAATGGCAGTAGTTAAAGTAATAACAATGAATAAAGAAAAATGAAATTACACGGAAAGAGAATACTAGTAAATAAACCTGAGGTAAAAGAATCAGCGTTTGAATTATCTGAAAAAGATAAAGCTTTGGTAGAAGCAGAAATGAGAACTAAGTGGACAGCACTTGAGATCTTTGCAATTGGTGATGAAGTTGAGAAATTTCAAGCTGGAGATAAAGTATATCTTCAGATGAATGCACTCAATACCTCAGAAGTAGTAGATGTTGAAGGAGCTCTTAAGCTTATGGTAAGAGAGCATGATATTGCAATTACATGGTAAACTTTAGTCAAGAAGCTGAGCAACAATATGAAAAGGTCATGTGTTCCAAAGAGGAGATCTCTGGTACCCCTATTGATATTAGTTCTCGGATTATTATTGTTAATGATGCTACAAGACCTAATCACTATGGTGGTAAGGATAATCCGTATGAAGTATTCAATGTATTAGAAGCTTGGAAACTAGATAAAGATTTTTATCTTGGTAATGTAATTAAGTATGTTGCTAGAGCTGGAAAGAAAAGTAAGACTACTGAGAAAGAGGATCTTCAAAAAGCTTTAGTATATTTACAAAGACGAATTGATTCATTATGATCTGGTTGAAAATATTATTATCGGCATTTGCAATAGGATGTATTGTAATGTTTTGGATTGTTATAAATGCCATGACAAGACCTATCTATAACAAACTATACAATATGTATGTTGAAGATGAGAAAGGTCGTGCAATAGCAAACTATACCATTGCTGCCCTTATAATAGTTTCATTCCTATTTGGATACATGATAGGATAGCTTCTTCTTTAGTCATTCCTCTACCCTGTCAATAAAGTCCTCAGTTATACTGGGGATTTTTTTATTTGGTTAAAATTTAGTATATTATAGTATGGCGGAATTTAGTAAACAAGGAAATGTTGCAGTAACAGGTACTGTGTTATTTACAGGTACTTCTGGTGGACAAGTGCTATCAAAAATTCTTGCCATGCGGTTTAATAACCCAGCTGCATATGATCTTAAACTAGAAAAGTATGAAACAGCAAGTAATGTAACAACTACTATATATGATTTGAATTTATCTGCCGGAGATACTGTAACAGATGATTTTAGTTATGCATTAAACCCAGGAGACCAGCTTATTGTAAGTTCTAATGTAGTAGGAACAACATATTACATATACGGAGTAGATTATGCAAGTAGTTGATGCTAACGGAAATGTATTTGGTCAAGGACTAGAGATAACAGGTATTGATGGTAAACCAAAGGTTCCCGTAATCAATACTGATATTACTATTGGTACTACAGTTATTAATGGAGGTGTCTCAGGTAGATTATTATACGATAATGCTGGTGTAGTTGGTGAGACTGCTAGTATTAACTGGAATCCAAGCACTTCTACCTTATCACTTTTTGACTC